GTATTACAATACAGTTGGAGTAAGCGCCAGATTCACAATAACCTATATTATATTTTATAATGTCGTTAAGAGTGATATTCCTGCGTTTTAAATAACTAATAGCGTGCTTATATTCAATGCTGTTACCCTCTATAGCGAGGGATTTAAATTCTTTAGGTAATTCTACTTTTTTCTCAGTTATTGTTATTTCAAAGTTATCTGATGTGTATTTGACTAAAGATTTTATTTCTGTTATTTTATTATCAGGAGCAGATATTAGTCTAAATAGTTTAACTAAGCTTTTGCCTCTTTTATCACATACCCAACAATGCCATGGATGTTCACCTTTTTCACTTTCAGTTAAATTAACTTCTAGTTTTAGTTTGTGGTGATTACAGAACGGACAATGGTAAGCAAAATTACCTTTAGAGGTTTTCTTACCATTACCTAATACTGAATTTAATGTAGCTACTAAAGCTTGATTTACCATACTTACAATATATCAATAGAATTGGAATGAGCCAAATCTTTTTTGAAATATCGTCCTTGTATATTATCGTTGTAACTATCTTTTTCTAAACATCCTGATACAAATTGGTATTTAGCTTCAAGATATGATAAATGTTTTGATGTCCAGGCTAGTTCTAGGATTTCTTTATAGAATTTGTCTTCACCAATTGATGCTACATCTTCTAATAATGGTTTACAACTACCCCAATATGTTTTCCAATCTGATTCAACGTAAGTAACTTCTTTAGTTTTCTTACGGCCGGGGCCAGTTTGTTCAGCCATAGCTTTTTTACCTAACTTTTTAGTTTTTTTATGTTGTAGGAATTTTTTACCTATATACATTTTACCTGTAATAGTATTTCCTATAAGATAAACAAATCCAAATGGGGTTTGTTCTCCAAAATCTTCTATATTGTTTGTCTCTTTACCTTTATATAACCATTTACTCATAACTTATCTATCTAAATTAATTAATATTGTTGTGTCTGTTGTATTACTTGTTGGTAGAGGTTGAGCTAATTTAGCTACTGCTAATAATTCTTGTCTTTCATTATATAAACCTACTGTTGTAACATATGGACTAAAATATGAGCCAGTTACAAAATTATATACAGTACCATCTGTTGAGCCTGAAATTTGTGATGGATTTAAGCTAAAGTTAAACTCATCAGGTCTAATAGTACATTTATATTGGGTTTCATATATTGTTCTTGAACTTTGGAAACTACATGTTGGTTGGACAATTCCTGATCCTCCAGTAGTAGTCCATAAATTTGCTGAAACTCCTAAAACATTATTAGAACTAAATATAGGTAAAACAAGTAATCCATGTTTATATGAAATATATCCTGCTATAGCATCTGGGTTAGCTGATGCGCTTACTCTTATGAATCCATTACCGTCATCAAAACATCTAGGGGTACTATTTCCAGAGTCAAATTGAAAGAAAAATGATTTTGGTTTTATATTATCACCATATAATTCTTTAGGGATAGATAATATTCTTACTCTACCATATTCAAATTGTGGAAAAAATTTAGATTCACTCCTAAATGTAGTTTGTTGGTCTGGCCATCCTTGATATGTATATAAAGTAGTCTCATCATAATTATTATACCTATAATATGTATTTGATGTTGAGTCATTTTCTATAATATTTCCGTTAAAATCAGTTATTAATGTTTTTGATGCTCCAGATTGTTGAGTTAATTGAAGTTGTACACTACAAGAAATATATATATTATTATTTGTAGGAGTAGATAAAAGACCAAATTTTAATTTATCACCTATATTAACATCTATTTCACCTGAAGAAGTTATAGTTATGCCTGGTTGTTGAAATGATGATGAAAATGAAGATGATAGGTAGTATATATTATTATTTTTAAGAACAGTTATTGATGATGATTCTGGAGTATCTGATGAGGATATACATAAAGTATATGTCATTTTCCCTGTGAATCTAGCTTCAAATTCTGGAGGGGTAAAGTGAGAAATAGTTGAATTATTGTAATGAAATGGAGAATAATTTGATTCTTTAGTGGCTTGTATTAACCATAAATCACCACGAGCTATATTTTGATAATCAAAAAGATTATAGAATGTGTTACTTCCAAAACTTTGAGTGAATTGAGAACCAATTCTATAAGCATTTATCCCGATATCATCTGATGTTTGTATAAATTGTCTATCAGGCCATAAATATAAGTAAAAATCAGTTGTATTTAAATAATTAGTGTAGTAAAGTTGTTTAATAGAATTAAATACACTTTTTTGAGAAGATCCAGTGTTAATAAGACCAGTTGTATATGAACTTGAAAGATTAGGATAGTCAGGGATGTTATTTCCTACTAAAAAGTCAAATCCAGATCCTGTAAGTTCATTAAAACCTTGAAAATAAAAATTTTTATTTACAACAAATGGTACTACAGTTATATCTGTGCTTAAAAATTGTTTGTACGCACTCATTCATTTAGAAATCTAATTTAACACGTATTAAAGCTTCTTTAGTAAAATCTTTTTTAAGTGGTTTAGATAATTTAGCTACAGCTAATAATTCATTTTGATCATTATATAAACCTACAGTTGTAATATATGTCTGTGGATTATTAATAAATAAATCATATAGAATAGCACCTGTACTACCAGATATAAAACTTGGGTTTTCTGTATAATTAAATTCACCATTTCTAGCTCTACAGAATACAAAATCTGATGTGACTGTTTCTTGTGAATTTAAGAAAAATGAACTTTTAAATCCAGCTGATCCGGTTAATAATCCTATAGTTCCGTTTGTTGTATATAATTTACCAGGATTATAAGCTGTAGAAGTTAAATCTGTTCCTAACCTTATGCCACCATCAGTAAATGGTAAATCTAAAGCAGAAGCATTTAATACAATAGCTCCGATATCAGGTAAAAATAACCCATAAGAACCTGAGTTAGCTGTGTAGCCATTGTAAGCATTACTTACAGGAGAGCCACTGCTTCCAGATACTACTTGGTATACTCGTCCAGCGTCACAATATTCTATAGTTGTGACTACTCCACTATTATCTGTTAAATTTAACTCAAATGAACCGCTATATAAAGTTAAATTTAATGATCCTGGAAGTAATGATTGTCTATATCTTGCTCTATCAAGTGTAATAACATAAAAATGTTGCATTTCTGGAGTGACAGCTGAAACTCCAGTGCCAAATGAGAAGTTTGAAAATTCATCTCCATATATTAAATTTCTCCATTGTCCATAAACAGTACGAGTAGGAGTTAAATTTTCATAAGATGCATTATACGGAACTGATCCTGATCCTAACTTATTTCCATAAGCTATATTAAATTGGACTTCTGCAGATGCTGAAACATCTGGGTTTGCATTATATATATTTAAAAAATATGTTCCAGATGAGCCATTTACTTGGGTAGATGAGGTGAACATAGTGGATAATTCAGGAGCATAATTTGACCAACATGGGGCTGTTAAACTATCAGCACTAACTAGAAAATCTTGAGGATCTAAAGATTTAAATGACATATATTTTTATATTAAGATGTTTTTGTTATAGTAATTGGAATAGTTACTCTTGCTCCACTATCCCTACCTTCAACAATTAAAATAGTTTGCAATTGTATTTGAGTTCCAAATAATGTATTAATTGTAGTACCAGTCATATTTAATGTAGTACCAATTACTGTTTTAGACACGTTAGTTCCAAGAGTAGTTGTTGAATTTAAAGATGTAGCTTGGTCTGTGTTGATACCTACTCCATTAAATACACTCATTGTTCTGACATCACCAATAGTGAAATTATATCCTGATGATTCAAAAGTATTAGTTCCACCTAAATAATTTAATGTTTGAGGAGTAATTGATAATGAAGCTCCTTGTTTTAATACAATATTAGTATAACCAATATTAATAATAGGCATTTTAGCTGTACCACGAGGTAAAGTGGTAAGTTTATATTTCATTATTTGTGTTTCATCAGGAAATGCTTCTAATAAAGGCATATTTTCAATTGCTTGACCATAATAAGATGATCCTGAAGCATTTAATGGATTATATAAAGTATAATCAATCTCGTCATCTGCTAATGAGAATTGAGTGATTCTAAAAGAACCATCATTGCGAGCTAGTAATTCTCTTCCTTTTTTTGTTAAAATAGCATCTACTGTTACTATTTGGTTATTTAAATATCCCATAATTTTTATTATTATCTTTTATAAATATATTATTTTTATGTTTTTTTATTGAGTTAAGGATTTTCAGGTTTAAATAAACCATCAGCTTCAAGTTTATTAATCACTTCTACAAATTTATCTTCTAATTCTTGAGATATATATTTTGGTCTTATAAATCCTCTAAATTCTAAATCACCAGTTTCTGGGGGTTTTTCTTGATCAATCATAATCTGGTATCCATTATTTAAAATTCTATATATACAAAAATGATCTAAATTTGATCCAGATTGTAATCCAGGATATAATCTTAAAGATAAAAGATTTTCTGTGTTAACTTCAGTTATAATAAAGTTTTTATTTTTATTATTTTCAAAAGTAATGAAATCCCCAGGTAAAATAGTATACCATGGTTGCCATGGTTGCATATATTTATAATCTAATACATTTTGAGGTAATGTTTGGACTGTACCTTCTTTATACATAGCATTTAAGCCTTGAGATGCTGTTATCCATGTAGTGTAATATTGAGGATTTTCACCTGTATTCACATATGTTCCAACTGACCAATATGAGGCAGTACATCCTGTCACACCGTTCACTAGACCACTAAAGTTTGTATTCTCATTAACTATTTCAAAATATTGATTTACATCAGGGAGTCCAGGGAAATATACTGGGCCTTGATTAGTGATATTTATTTTCATGAAGAAAGTTACTTGGTCTCCAACATTAAAATCATAAAATTGGGAATAGTATACTCTATCACTATAGTAATCAGCATAAAACCATTGGGTTCCTTGTTCTAAAAGCTGCCAAGTAGTAAGTCCATTTCTTTTAACAAAAAATCCAACAGTTAAAGTACTAGAACCTTGTTCTCCTATTACAGATGTTTTAGCGTTAAATCGTACACGCATACTTATCCTTTGATTAACATCAGATGTACTGACTGCAAAAGTATATATTGGATGGATATATTCATCTCCATAAGGGCCATAGTTAAGAATGGTGCTAGCCATAGATCCTGAGGTAGGGTGTGATTGATTAGTGACAGTCCATGAATTTACTTGACTTGTAGGTGCGCTTACTTTTAAAAAATTTTGCCAAATAGTATTTGGGGAAGGGTAAGGAAATATACCAGTTGTATTTCCAAAAACAGCTTCTTTAGTTAATTTTGCTACAGCTGAAAAGTTAGAAGCAGTATTAGCTAAACTAACACCTAATATATTTTGAAATTCCATTGTTGTTATATTATCATATTTTCCTGGGCCAAATCCAGTAGCTAGTATTGTTGATAATTCTCCAACATGAGTTACAATTTTTTCTCCTAATAAAGGAGATAATACAGTAGTAGGTGTTTTAGTAGTTACAATAACTGGTTTTCCTAATTCAAAATTATCAATAATATTGAATAATGAAGGATCATCAGGTTGAGGTTTAACTATATTACCGTTCGCGTCTATTAAATATTTAACTTTAAAAGCAGTTTGTTTGATTAATTCTGGATCTTGTTTAGTAGCCCCATCATAATAAACAAAATATGTTTGATTTTGTTCAACGGCAGGTAACGCTCCATAACCACTATCATCTATAGTAGCATCATTAAAATCACCTTGAACAGAAGATAAAAATAAATTAGGATCATTAATATACTGTGAGGGTTTTGGTTTTGGTGTAGCTGACATGTTTTGTTAAAATAAGATTACTATATGAATGGGTTTCTATATGAATTATTTTTACTTCCTATATATCTAATATTACTCCAAGCTTTTGAAGTATAATTAGAGTCTTGGACTTGAGCTCTATTAGCTTCTCCATCTAATATAAAACTTTGATTTACAGGAATCAAGGGATTTTGAGAGTAATCTACATCCATAAGGAAAACAGATTCTTGAGGTGTCTCAGCATTATCTAATAAAGCATTATATTCATTATAATCAAAATTACCTATATATGGGTCAAATATAGCTAATGATGATGAACCATCAAATGATGTTAAGTTAAATGAAGACATACTAACATGGAAAGTATTCACGGTAGTTGTTCCAAATGTATTCATTACTCCAAATCCTATTTCATCACCATCAAAAATTTTAAAAGAAGATGTTAAATAAAATGTAGTATTAAATGTAGTTTCACCTGAATCCCAAGATAAATCATTTACATAGTTAGTGGCACTCATTTCAGTGTTTTCATTTTTAACTATAAAAATACTATTAAGTATAGCGGTTGTAGTCCCACTTCCACTTATTTGAACTTTAATACCTACATTTGGAGTTTGCAATGAATTATATATACCATTTGAAGCTGTAAAGAAATTTATAGAATTACCAATTACTGATCCAAAAGATGTTACTCTTTTATTAAATACATCAGAAATTAAACCTACCCCACCAGCTGATGGGGCTGTGAATGTACTAGCAGATGTAGCTAAAAAATCATAATTTTTAATGTCACCAACGGATGAAGTATTAAAATTAGTCATACTACCTGGAGTGTATGGACCTATACTATATAAATAATAATTTCCAAAATTTTGAGCTCCAACTATATTATATTTAACAGGAGATCTATCGGGGTATGTTAAGGTTATATTTTTTAATTGACCTAAATATTGTATTTGGTCTCCTCCTTCAGCATCATATCTATTTAATTTGATGTATTTAACACCATTTACTCTATTAACCACATAAATTGCTTGATTAAGACCTAAACTAATAATTTGAGAAAGTGTTGGAACTTTAGCATATTTAACACCAGGATTAATTCTACTACCACTATCAAACCATAAGTATATTTCTCCATCATTTGGAGAGGTATTTGGGTTTGTAAATGTATTTAAATCTGTAATATTACTAAGATATAAAGCAGGATTGTAATATTTTGGTTTATCATCTGGGTATTTGTAAATATTATTTTCGTTTAATTCACCATCAGTGGCTATTATTTCAGATCCAGGTAATTCACCATTGTAGAATTCATCTTGAGTTGAATGTAAAATTATTGAGACACCCTTTGGTCCTATATTATTTTCATCCCAAGATTGATTTGAATAAGGATAAATATTAGCTATACCAAATCGAGGTGACACTATGTTAGGTCCACTTCCACCATCTTCTATCCATAATGAGAATCTTTCTCCATAAGAACATGATATTAATGGAGTAGTATATGAAAAAGTAGGACTCCCTTGAGTTAAAGTAGATATCACACCATTTTTTGATGAAGAAAAATAAAATTTAATTGTGTTTCCACTTGGGGAGTTAGTCCCAGATATAAATAATTTTATATCACCGTAAAAATATGTTATTAATTCTCCTAATGACTCATCCCAAGCAAAATTATTATTTATGGGATTATTTATAGTAATAGTATTGTTAGAGGATGAAACTAAATAATAATTAATTGGAATTTCAGGGTCGACTGAGAATCCAGATCCACTTATAGTAAATGGTCTATTTTGATACTCAGCTAATATATTATATTGATTAAATGTTCCTCCTGTACTTCCTAAAGTATCACCTATAGTTGAGAATTCAGTGTATGAGTCCTCTCCATCCCATACTTGTTGAGAGTAAATTGATCCAGTATAAGTAACATCTTCCCATTCAACTAATGGTTGGGGGTATTTATTTCTTTCTAATAAATGTTGTTTAATAACTACACCTGATGCTAGACTTGTTCTTGCTGGGACAAAGTCTTGAATCATTTTAAATAATGAGTTATCAAAATATTTAATAAGTCTTATATAATCAAATAAATTATATGAAGCAAAATATTTTTGGAAAAACTCATTACTCAAATTAACTAAATCAGGATAAGTAACATCTCTAGAAGTTATCTGTCTGGGATCACCTATATATTCTCCTATATTGAAATACCCTAAAGAACTAATAATATCATCATTAACTTCATTTTGAGGAGAAAATGCTACTTCTAATAAGTTAATATCAGGAACTTCACTACCTAATTCTGAGTCTTCTATAGTTGGAGATCGAAAATCTCTTAAAGTACTATAATCTTGCTCTAAAGAACGATATTGTGATAATACACTTCCTGTTGGATAAATTGAGTTAACTATTTGTATTTTATCTGTTACTCTATTTTTAATACCCGCAATAGGTTGGTTATAAAAGTATGATTCTACATTTGGATAAGTAACAGCTGAGCCAAGTATACTATAATTTGAATCTCCACTAAATGAACTAGTTGTGGCAATCCATGATCCTGTTACTTTAGGATGGACTGAGATCATATTATTTAATCCAGGTACTAATGGCTCTAATTCTGATCCTAATGGAGCTCTAAATGCTAAATAATTAGCGTATTCATTTTCTCCCCATTTGTAATCTATAGAATGAGGATTCATTATAAAATCTCTAAAAGAATCAACACTACTTGATTTAGCCCAATATCTTATTTCTTGTAGAGAACCAACATATCCATTAAAATTTTTAGTTCCCGGGTTTATTGGCGCGGCAGCAAATTTAGTAAAATATATATTTCCAGATGATCCATTCCAAGGAGTATCAGTTGTAGTCTCAATTACTGAAGATGAGGCTATGTATAATATTTGATTTCCATCATATCCATCATAATATCCTTTACTACCAGCGTATAAAGTGAAAGTATCACTAGATATACTACTAGTTCTATTAAGTTGCACTGACCACCATTCTCCATTATAGAACGGCAAAGATACTTGAGCAAATGAATTTAAATCATTAAGATTAGGATAAAATTTTAAATTAGCATAAGCATAAGAAGAAGAATATGTTGCTCCATCATAACTTGCTGTTTTATATCCTGATCCTGTATATTCTAGTGCTAATAAAGAAGCAGAGAATGGAGCATTAGTGATATCAAGAAAATATACTAAACTTTGAGAATTTGGAGTAGATATACCTTCTTCATCTGGTTTAAATCTAAATTGTATTGAAGCTGGTTTGTCTTGTTCCCATTCTGGGTTAAGATCGAAAGCTGTAGAAATATAATCAGATGTAGAATCTGGGATGTATAAAGCATAATTAAAGTTTTGATTAAAGAGATCATAAGTAGATGTATCTTTATCTCTACCTCCAAATTCACTAATTCTTAAAATAGTGTCTGATATCCCAAAACAGTTTATTAATGCTCTTAAACCTGGTATAGTACCTTTAGTTTTAGATAAATAAGGTAAATTATGATATATTCGTTTATATACTTCTTTATTTACATCATCTAAAGGCATTTCAAGTGAATAATAAGAAGCTGTGATATAATTTTCTATATATTCTTGACCTGAGTAAGCAGGTATACCTAATGATCTTGTAATACTTGGGTTTGGATTACCATAACCTAAAAATGCTGAGTATAAATCATTGGATGAGAAATTATTTTGGTATAATTTAACTCCAAATGATTTTAAAGCATTAGCAACTAAATCTTTAGAAATACCATAATTTAATCTATTATCAGCATTGTATCGATTAGTTACATCTTTATAGTATACCCAAATATTATCATAATGTTGAGCCACCATTTCCACAAATAATTTATATGGATCATTTTGTGGATCTTCTTGAATAAAATTAGGAACAGTATTATATAAATAATCTAAATTATCTCTATCATATAATGATGCACTTCCTAAAATACCTGTTAAATTATTAACACTACCTAACCAAGCTAAAACTTCTGGAGATCCAGCTGGGTATAGAGTGGATGGAATTGATGAGCCAGATTTAGGGTAAGACCATGATCCAGTTCCATAATACAAGAAATATTCATACCCATCAAAATTCTCAATAATATTATTTATTTGTTTTATTAATAAAGTAGTATTATTTGAAGTATTTAAAGATGTTATATTACTTAATATATTAACTTCTTGTTGGTATTCATCAATTAATTGTTTTTTATAATAAAAATTATTAATTCTAGTTACAGCTGAAGAAAAATGTACAAAATTAGAGAAATTAGTATAATCAATTCCTATTTGGATACCAGATGATGATATTAAATTATTTAGCTGGGAGTATGAAGTAGATAATAATGAACTAGTTATTAGAGTTGAATATGTTTGAAACTCTGTAGAATTATTAATTTGATCCTTTGTTGGTAAATTAAAATTAGGACCATTTAAAGGAAAACTTGTTATAGTTGGTATAACAGGATCTGGTATTGTTATTATATTAAAGGCTAATTCATTAGCTATTTGAGTGACAACCCATAATGTATTTTTAACTTGTATATTATTAGGTAAAGGTTCATATAAGTTAATAAATATGTCTAAAGTATTAGTATCAATATTGATATTATTAGCTATACACAATACATTGTTACCAAAATTTAAATAAAAATCTTGGAAATAATTAGGATTAGAATTTAATTGATCTTTAAAAGTAGAAACTAAGTTAATAATATCAGTACTATCTACACTATTTAATATTAATTCTGTTCTATCAGAGGATATTTCTTTAATAAAGAAATTTTGATTATTAAAAGATGAACTTAATTCATTTTTTAAAAAATTATAATAAACGTTATATTCACCACTATTGAATCCACTTTTGAATAAATCACTTTCTGGGTTTATAACTATATCAGATATAAAATTTGAAGTAACTCCACTATTAGGAAAAGAATATTCTCTATAATCATAGTCAATTGTTGAAAATGAATTATCAGGAGTTGTTATGGTATACTCAATATAATCTAACCCAGGATTAAAATAAGATTGAGTTATAGATGAATTTAGTAATATTTCATCTGATATATTATAATTGGTTTGAGTTGATATTGGAGTAACTGTTGTTGCCATATTATATTGATGTAGACCCTGAGATTTGTAAATTGAGTATCTGTTGGTTTAAAACTAAATTTTCCTGTTGTAATGAAGTTATTTCATCTAATAAAACTTGTATATCTTCATTATTTCCACTAAACCCAATATATTCTCCACTTGTTTTAACTAAATAAGCATGAGAATTAATATCTCCACTTACTGGGATATCATAAAATAAAGTAGAATAGAAATTAAAGAATTGTTCTACTGTTATAGTATCTTCAATAGGTGGAGGAGGGGTATTTTGAGTAAAAGATGTATCAATTACTTTTTCATATATACTCCTAGGATATTGGGTTTTATTTAATTTATATTCAGCCATTTATCACTTTAAAACTATAATTATTATCAAATACTAAAGTACTACCATTAATAGTAGTCTTAATTAAAATTGTATAATATCTCTCAGGTTGTAAACCATTCATATATAAGTCAAAATAACTACTTTGATCATCCGCACTTAATTGAGTGAATTGTTCATCAAAGTTAATAACATACTCATTAGTATCCAAGTCTTTTATAGCATAATATGAAGAAATAGGTAAATAATAATTATGAGTATAATATGAAGCTGTTTGGTATGTTCTAGCTGGATACTCTGGTCTGGCATTTACCCTAAATCTATTTACACTTTCTGGGTAAAAAACACCTGGGTTTTCATTTATATCTACAAATACTGGTAAAGTATTTAATATTGTGAATCCTGATGAGCCAGTATTAAAATTATAGTCTCTCCATTTAATGTCTAAACTTGGAGGATATATAGTATGAGTGTCTCTTGAAAAATATCTTAAAGTATTATTATATTCTAAACTATCAATAAATTCAGTTTGTTGTTTAACTATAATACCATTATTTTTAATTAAACTGCTAGTCCATGCTTTGACTATATTAGTAACATCAACGTTAATGTCGAAATCATCGAAGTAACTAAATGTTTGAGATGTAGTCACCGTAGGTACTATACTTACATTAGATGATCCAGTATACCAAGTGCCTCCACCCTCAGATGAACTAATATAAGAAGCAGTGACAAATGGTTCAAATGATGATGTAGCCCAAGCGGTAGTATTAGATGTTCCTCTATAAATCCAACTTACTCCATTTGTATATTCAGGAGAATAAGAATATTTTCCTGTTCCCATTTCCCAAGATTGGGAGATAGGATAAAATTCTAAAGTAGTATCAATATTTAAACCATCACCATAAGCTAAATAAGCTAAAAATGAAGCGCTCCAAGATAGATTACCAACTTTATTAGTTAGTATATCATTTATTTCTGTGGTTGAAAATTGTATTAAAAATCTATTAGCTTGTGTTTTACCACTAGTGGTAGCGTCTTCAATACTTACATCTAATATTTCATCTAACCCTGTATTTTTATTAGGGTATCTAGAGTAGATAGTAGCATCTTTAGTAGGAAATAATTTATAAATAGCCATATATTAATAAATATAAAAATTAAAAAGTTACAACCCTACCTTTAATATCAGTATTAGGATATTTAACTTCAAATACCATAGGGTCTAAACTTGGATAAATAACATTTGATTGGGTAGCCCCTGCAATATCATAACTATATTGTGAATACCCTAAAAGAGCTCCAGATTTATTAGTTATATTAACACTTTTAACAGTTTGTACTCCTTCAATTTTATCTAAAAGAATAAATATATCTTTTAATAGAATTGGTTCATTAATTTGCCATTTATCAATATTAAAATAATCTTGTAAAGCAGTTATACAATTAGTTAATACTAAATTACTATTATATTGAGGTAGTATAGTTATTTCAAAATCTACACCTATATTAATAATAAATGCATTTTTAATTTTAATTGAATCATTTATTACTCTATATTGTGATAAATAAGTTGATAAATTTTGTTTTAATGCTGTAGATGAGGTAGTTAGTTTTTTATCTTTATCATAAGATAATATAAACATATTTAATATTGATGGTGTTTCTCCAAGTGATAATGATGAGACTTTTTCAGGTTCTACATAAATTTTAGCTATAGTACCATATTGAGATGGTAATGATAAAGCTCTAACTAAATAATCATCTTGAGTAACTGTCCGTTGTTGAGTTATAAATGTACTTAAAGATTTTAATCTAATATCATCACTTGAATCACCAGGGCCTCCTCCACTCGCTCCTAAAGGATTATTAACTAATATATTATCATACACATATTGAGCTGTTATATTATTAATGTTAGTATTAATAAATTTAAAATCTATATCTTTATTTGGTAAAACAGTTAATGTTCCTGCATCTACATTAGATTGTAATCCTCCCCCTACTAAATATCTTACTGTTAATTTAGTACTATAAGGAGATAATCCATAAGTGTTTGTGAATAAGAAGTTAGTTGGAGAGAACGCTGTATCTAATTTTAATAGTTCATATGGTAGTCCTAAACCTACATTATCTGGGTTAGGGATAATTTCTTCAGTAACATTAGATATATTTGTTCCTGCTCCAAATTGAATTTGGAGTGTAGTATTATCTAAAAATCTAGTTACAAATCTAGTTGATACTTTTTTAAGTTGTAATAAATATGGTGTATTTCCTGAGTCAGATGAAAAATTAGGGTTATTAGGATTAGTGTTTTTAATAGTATCATAGATAGTTTCTTGAGCTAAATATGGCACTTCATACCATGGGTTATCTTTACTATCTTTTATATCTAAAACACCTATAATATTATCATCATTAATTTCTACTGTTTGGAATTTTTGAGGGGTAGTAAAAGTAAAAGATGTTGATTTTATCTGAGCTGATATAGCTTTTCTAGTTTTCTTTAATAAGAAATAATTTGGGGAAGTTCTATATAATGTAACTTCTGTAGGATCAGCTGAACTAGAAAATGAAAAATCTATTGGATCTTGTATTAAAAAATAGCTAGGGGTAGCTGAGTTTGATGTAACAACTGTATTAGGATTTACTAACATAGCGTAGCTATAATCAGGATCGCTACCAATAGCAGGAACTTGTTGATAAACATCTATATCAACTGTTGATACTGATGTTACTTTAGGTCTATAACCCATAGTATATGCTAATGAATATAGATTATCCTGGTTACGAGCGTATTGTAAAAAAGTTTCTTGGATTTGATTATCTAAATAAAATGATAATACATCCCCGATATAAGCTGACATTTCCATAAACATCATCCCTGGGGAAGATGGAGTGAAATCATTATATACTGTTGGGAAGTATGTTTTAGCATAATCAATTAAGGATGTCTTAAATTGATTAAAATCTTTATTTAAATAATTTATATTTACTTTTTGATCAGCCATGTTATATAATTATATTAATATCATTAATGGAACCATTATATAATGAATATTTTATCTCTATAGAAATAGTGTTTTCATCATAATTTGGAGTTACTTTAACATCAGCAAAATTAACATTAGAGAAATAAGCTGATAAATCATCGTTTAATGTTGTTTCTAAATTTTTTAATAGGTTTGGGGTAATATTTTCAAATATTGATGCTCTTATATTACTACCAAAATTAGGATTAAATACTCTTTCTCCTCTATCAGTTAAAATATAATTTATAATATTAGATCTAATTTGATCTTGAGTAGTATAAGTTTGAGTGAATACTTGAGGAGCATTAAAAGGGATAGAAACTCCAATAGCTACTCTTGAGCCAACATCAATAGGATTTTTATTTGGTATTCTATAAGCCATTATTTACCCATTATCCCCATTATTTGATCTAAACTTACTTCACCACCTGGTAAACTTGATCCCTCACCTACTGTATTTACAGGAGGAGGAGTATAAGTAGGTTGAACATGTGATGAATTAGCAGTGATAGTAGTATCAAATTCACCTCCAATCATGCTTCTTAAATTACGTCTAAGATCATAATTTACTGTTGATGTTGTTGATGTAGTCGGACCAGTAGCCATTATTGGTTGGCTAAAAAATGGAGTACCAGTATATGATTCCTGTACTACTGTTTTAGGTGATTTGACTGCTTCAAGTAGAATGTCTTTTAATTCATCTTGAATTGCTTCACGTACTGCTTCTTTAATTAATTTTTTTAAAATATCGATTTTCATATAGTTATAAATATTTGGTTATTCAGCTGTTAAATTAGGATTTGAATCTATTATAAATTTTAATTGATCTATCAACACTGCTGGGTCTGAAGCAAATGAGGGTTCTGTTTTTAAAACAGGAACACCTTGTTTATTTACAGCCTGAGCAAAACGTTGGATGTATTTACTTGTATTTTTTTCATTTATTTTTACTTCAAGTCTAAATCCTTTATAAGTATTGTTTTCACTTTGAGTCACTATTACTGTAGTGTTAGATAAAGAATTAATTTCATTATTTATTTGTTCTAAATCCATATTTTGATCTATAGCACATTGTGATAATAAAATATCTAATTGATTTAATATTTGAATTATAGTACCTAATAATATTCCTATAGTACCTAAAGTTATAGTTAATATAGATACTATTATACCTGCTTTATTTAAAGTTTGAATTAATTTATCTTTAGTTGTTCCTGTTATTTCTATAATACCTGATGTTAATGGAGGTAATACTGGTGGTACTCCTGTAGCTGGGTATGGGATTAAGTATACTAATTGTATACCTACTTTTAAGGCATTTATTATAGTATTAGTTATCCCTAATGTTTTAGTTAAAATTGTTATAGAAGAATATAAATTATTTAATTGTTTAACTAAATTATTTCGTTTTTTAATTAATTGTTGTATTTTAGCAGAACTAGGACAATCAAAAGATTGAGGTGTTTTTTTATTTATTATATCTTGAGCAGCTGTAGTTCCAAACTCTAATATTAACGCTACAGCAAATGGAATTAAAGTAGCTTTAATAGTTTCTTTTTTATTATTAAATATATTAGCTAATTTAGCCTCAGTTGGTATATTTAATTGATTTTTAGTTATCTCATTTTCTTGTTTATATAAATCTTGATTAATTTGAGAAGTTAACTGTTGAGAAGGATCTGGAATTAGAGTAAGTGTTATTCTAGGTACTTCATATATCTTCTCAGTTTTAGTTTCAGATGTTTGATATACTGAGGTAACTGATTTAGTTGTATATTTTTCTAAAGAATAATTTAATTGGATATCTATTATATCTGTGGCAGGGAATTTAAAAGAATATTCTCCATCTTTGTTAGTTTTATCATCTTTAGAGTTTTCAGGAGACACAATTATAGTTACAGCTACTCTACGTAAAGGTTCCCCATTTAAATCTACAACTTTACCTTTTATTATCGCGTATTGTTCTATTTCACTCATTTGGATACTTTTACTTTATTAGATAATAAATTTTTTCCATTGACTATTGATTTTAATCTTTGGCTTAATGATAAAGAAGATGGAGCTGCTGAACTAAGTAGGGAAGCTATAGGTACTCCTAAACTATCTGTAGCACTAGAAAAAGCTGTATTTAATGTGGTTAAATATTGAGCTATTTCATTTAATAAATTATTTAATTCTTCTCCTAATATAGCTGATTGTAGGTCAGTTCCTTCTAATCCTTGTGATGAACCTAAATATACTTTTGGAGCTGTTAAGGCTATATATTTACTAGCATCTGAATTAATAGATTCATTAGCTGTTAAATGTATTGTTTTATTTGCCCCTAAAATTATAGCATCATCTTTAGCATTAAATAATAATCGACCTGAATTTAATGTAATTTGATTTTTAGAATATTCTCTTGGATCTTCAGGTGCTTTAGATTTAGCGTAAGAATCAATTAAATTACTACTAGGAGTAATAGGTAATTTTTGAGTTGATGTTAACCATATATCTGATAAATCTCTATTAATATCTTCAGTGTGAGGGATCCATGGGTCACCATCATAATCTGTTTGTCCATTTCTTATAATAGTTATTGGGTCACCATTCTCGCCCACATTAGACCAATCATTCTGAGTGTAAGCATTTTTAACTGTAGATCCTAAACGTATAGAATTACCCCATCTACCTTCATATATTATATCTCCTTCGTAAGGTAAAAGTGGGTTTATTTTTAATTTTTCTTTAAAAGTAATACCTAAATCTATATCAGAACTATTATCTTCAGGACGTCTTATTTCTCCTTGAAAAGCAGAGTTATAATCTTCAGATTGATTAGATGATTCAGGATTATCAGGTATAGCATTATGATGTTGGCTATTCCATATATTTAATGGTGGGAAATAATAAAAATTATTATCTGTTATGTTAGTTGATATATTATTACTAGGTAATTGTAATAAATAAACTAATTCATTTAATAAAGGATAATTTTTTATATTAGAGAAAAAAGGAACAGCAAATAAAAGATTATTATATCCTTCTTGAGGTTGATCTATAGATTCCCAAAATATAGTTCCTATACCATTCCACTCACCATAATTATTAAACTCAGGATCATTTTCATCTAAAATAATATGTTTTACTCTAGCAGTAATTACTCTAGCATTTCCTTGCCCTATGGTATTAGCTATAGCTGTATTTTGAGCAGTATAAACCACATTATTTAAACCTACAGCCCCAAATTTAATATCTGGCATATTATTCTCCTTTAAATTTATCTAACTCGGCTAATAATTGTGCTTTTTCTTCTTCTGAAATACCAAATCCACCATCTCCATTTGATGAAGCATTATTAGCCATACGTTGAATAATAGTAGCCATTTTAATTAACTGTTCATCATTTTTAACACTTATTTCTAAGTATTCTTTAATTAATGGTACAATTAAAGTAGCATCACCTATCTCATGAACAAGAGGCTTTAACTCTGCTATTAAAGCAGATATTTGTTTATCTTTCTTCTTTTGGTTAGTGTATATTTCTTCTAAAATATCAGAGAATTTTTTACCACCAAATACTATATTATCTAAACCTTCCATAATAT